TATTTACGATATTCATGGGCGAAAGAAATTTTGAGTATAGAGAAGAATGAAATAAATGACATTGAAATTATTCAAATGTCTTATCTTGAATTTCTTATCAAAAAAGTATTCACAATGAATAAAGAATCAGAAGATAAGCTAAGATGGTTAATTAAATTGTGTATGGATGAAGATTATGTTGCATTTGTAGATAATAAAATATACATATGTGAACAAGATACAACAATTAAAGCAATTATCAGACCAAAAGAATTTGATGATATTTCAAAGATAATTCAATCACAAAATGACCCAAATTATGATGACAGATATGTTTCACCCGAAGTTAAAGAATTGATGCAAGATTATTATAAAACAAAATATAGTAATATCACTTCTCCAACTTTAGAAAAGAAGAAAGCATTTGTATCAAGTAAGACAAGCAAAACATTTAAAGAATTGAATGAACTGCCTTATCGTGAGTTTGAATTGATATATGATGCTTGTAAAGATAGTGAAATATATATAGGGCAGAAAATTATACAAGGGTCTTATAAATATGATGTAAAAGAAGATATTAAGCATCCATTATTTGAACCTAAGAAAGACCCATATGAAGAATTGTTTACAGATACTTCTACGTTGGCAAGCAAAGGTATTAGTGGTGCTGAAAATCTAACTGCAATGAACTTACAAGGAGAACGATAATGTATAGAATTATGCTATTAAAAGAAGCAAAAGAGAATTATGGCTCTTTGTATGCTTTCAAAACACAAGTAGTAGATGGTGAAACAAAACCATTAGAATTTTCAACAGAATTAGAATTAGATAATTATGTTGAAGATTTATTAAATAACAAGGGTTATGCAAAATCTGACTTTATTATTGTAACGGTAAAAGATTATGATGTAAGTACAGATATTGCTTGACAGATAGAAATAAAAGTGGTATAATATACTCATAGGGTGACGCATGGTGGGGTATGCTCCCACCACCCTATTTAATTATAGATAGGAGATACTATGGGTAGAAAGAAAACATATAACCAATTAACTACAGAACAGTTTCAAGAAAAAGTTCATAAATTCTATCCCAACATTGATATAATCAGTGAATATATAAATGCTCATTCACCTGTTACATATCAATGTAATATCTGTGGAACTATTGGAGTTTGTAAAGACTCTAATAGTATGATGAGAGGACAAAGTGGATGTGGAGTTTGTAATGGAAGAAAATTGGTTAAAGGAAAGAATGACTTTGCTACTAAATATCCGCAATTAGTCAAATATTTTGTCAATAAAGAAGATGCTGAAAATAATACATATGGTAGTGGAAAGAAAGTATTGATGAAATGTCCTATTTGTGGAGAAGAAAAGCTATATAGAATTGCAGACCTTTCAAATAAAGGATTTTGTTGCTCTAAATGTAGTGATGGAATTAGTTATCCTAATAAATTTATGTATTGTTTACTAAAACAATTAAATGTAAACTTTGAAAAAGAAGTTGTATTTAATTGGTCACAAAATAAAAGATATGATTTTGTATTAGACAATGTAATAATTGAAATGGATGGTAGTTTTCACTTAGGTAGTAAATATAGTTCTTATGAAGAAGTTAAAGAAATAGATGATTTAAAAGACAAATTAGCTTTAGACAATGGATATGAAATGGTAAGAATCCCATGTTACAAAAGTGATTTTATTTATATAAAAGATAATATATTAAAAAGTAAATTAAAGAATATATTAGAATTAGATAAAGTTGATTGGGTTTCTTTAGAAAAAGAAATTACTGATACTAATTTTGTTAAAATTGCTTGTGACTATTTTAATGAGTATAAAGGAAAAATTAGAATGATTGATATTGCAAAAATATCTAATATTCCAATTTCAACACTTTGTACCTTATTAAAAATTGGTGCAAGATTAAATATGACAGATTATGATGAAAATATTAGTTCTAGTGGTGGTTATACACCAAGAGAATTTCATAGAGATAACAAACATAAAGTAAAATGTCTTGAAACAAATCAAATATTTCGAAGTGCAAAAGAAGCAGAAGAATATTATCATTTGGATAAAGATGCAATAGCAAGAGTGTGTAGAGGTGAAAGATTAACTGTACGTGGACTACATTTTGATTGGATTGGAACAACTATTGAAATTCAAGAAAAGAAAAACAAAATGCAAGAAAACACAAATAAAAAATCTCATGCTCAAAAGAAAGTTATATGTGTTGAAACAAATGAAATATTTGATTCTGCAACGGAAGCAAGCCTCCATTTTGGAAAAGGTAGGGGTTATGTTTCAAATATAATGAGAAAAGATAAACCTAGTAATTTAGGTTATCATTTTAAATATTTAAAATAATATAGGAGGACATTAAGTTATGTCAAAATTTGTATTAGCTTCCGTTGGTACGGTTCAATTTTTTGACCAATCTAGCGGAGATTTAATTGTAACAAGTAAGACATTAGTAGATAGTGGTATTAACTTTTCTGTGACGGCAGAAGATATTCGTGGGGGTAACTGAACGTTTCGACCGCCCCCCATATTCAGTAATGAGTATGGAGTGATGTTTAGCAACATCCAAAATTCCTTTAATGGCTGGAAACTCGTAAAGATACATTAACTACAACGTAGGTATGAAATAAAATCAAGCGTGAATGTTACGAAAGTAGAAAAAATAATGTATATGACATATGGTTAAAACCTAAGTGTTTTTATAATCGACAATCAGCCCCTAAGACCCGAACAGGGTAAAGGTCAACGACTAGAATGACGATTCGTACACTCAAATATCGTGAGTGGAAATGGGGAAATTCCTATTTAATAGGAATATGATATAGTCTAATCTCTATAGAAATATAGAGCAGTTCATAAGAGAACGGTATAAATTAACGAATTATATGAATAAAAATGTATGGCAAACGCTCTTTTAAGCCAGTACTTCCATGATTCCGCAATGAGTTTGACTCTTACAGACGCACTCTTTTCATTAGAGTATATGGCACTAAATGTAGGCGGTACAATTCAAACTGGTGCAGATGTTCTTACATTAGAACAAGTTACCACAACCGAAGCAAATAAAATTACAGTCAAAGAGACACCTCAAAAGTTTGGTAATTTTGGTGTAATTGGATGGTATGCCCTCAGTGGTTCTGATGATTGGACTAAAATTACTTTTGACCAAGATACTAAAACTGCAAATGTAGCTGACCTACCTCAAGGAACAACCGTTTGTGTAAAGTATACTAAGACAGATGCAAGTGCTGAACAATTTGTTGTAAGTTCTACATTTATTCCTGCTCAAGTATATGGTGTTCTTACTTTACCTTTGTTTAAGTCTGGTACGGAAGAAAAACAATTTTCCAATAGTTCCAAAGTTGGTGAGGTTCAAGTAGTAATTCCCAACTTTATTTTTAGTGGTGCTATGGATTTATCTTTAACTGCAAGTGGAGCAACAACCACACCTTTAAGCGGTAATGCTCTTGCAACATTTACAGGTCTTGAGGGTTGTGATTCTAATGGTGGTTACTATGCTTATGTTAAGCAAGTTACCTATAATAAGGATGAATTTGCTGATGTTAAGGCTATTGTTGTAGCCGATGCAAATTTAGAATTGAAGGCTACGGAAACACAAACCTTGCAAGTATACGCTATTTATAGCGGTATTAAAGCTCCAAAACTAATTGACAATTCAAAACTAACCTTCACCAGTAGCAATGATACTTATGCTTCTGTTGATGCAAAAGGTGTAGTTACTGCTAATGCACAAGGTCATGCGGATATTGAAATCGTGGTAAAAAATAAAAATACCTTGATGACAGCGGCAGTTGTAGACGTTCAAGCATAAAAATAATCAAGTTGAAAAAGGAGAGTCTTTATGGCTCTCCTTTATTAAAAGACTTGGTTATAAAGCCGAGTCTTTATTTTATATAGAAAAGAAAATGGTGAACCTCCTGCTACCATGAGTGCTCTTTGGGATTTTTCTCATAAAATAATCATGGAAGAAGCAGACGATGTTAAGATATTACAAGAGCATTACAAAAAAGCTGTAATGCCA